CTTTTTTAATTTTGGTAATTCAGCTGCAACTATTGCATCAGGAAATAGTGATGGTAATGGTTACGGAAATTTTGAATATGCAGTGCCTTCAGGGTTTTATGCTTTGAATACAAAAAATTTAACGGAGTTTGGATAATGGCTTATACAACTATAGATAAACCAGACGAGTATTTTAATACAGTTCTGTACACTGGTAATGGTGGAACACTAGCAGTTTCAGGAGTTAATTTTCAACCTGACTTTGTGTGGTTAAAAAATATAGGAGCTACAGCACATCATAACTTATATAATGTAGTAACTGGTGCAACAAAATATGTACAAAGTAGTACAGATTTATATGAACAAACTTCTTCTACAGGGTTAACTGCTTTTAGCAGTGATGGTTTTAGTTTAGGTTCTGACTCTGTAACTAATACTTCTTCTAATAATTATGTATCATGGAATTGGAAAGCTGGTGGAAGTGCATCATCAAACAGTAATGGAAGTATAACAAGTTCAGTTTCTGTAAATACAGCAGCTGGTTTTAGTGTTGTATCTTATACAGGTGTAGGAGCTGCTAGAACAATTGGACATGGTTTAGGTGCAACACCTACTGCAATACTTGTTAAAAATAGAAACTACTCAACAACTGGTGGAGGACATGGTAGAGATTGGGTAACATGGCATAGTGGTTTAGCTGCTAATCAAAGTTTACGTTTAAACGGAACAGCAGCAGCTGCAACAGATGCTGTAGTATGGAATAATACATTACCAACCAGTTCTGTTTTTAGTGTAGGTAACGAATTAGGTTCAGGTCAAGCTTATAATTATATTGCATATTGTTTTACAGATATAAAAGGTTATTCAAAATGTAGTACCTATACAGGTAATGGTAGTGATAATGGTCCATTTGTTTGGACAGGATTTAAACCCGCTTTTCTTATGATTAAATCTATATCTGCAGGTGGAACATATTATAATTGGGGGATGTGGGACAATAAAAGAAGTCCATTAAATGTTAATAATAAAATATTGGCTGCTAATAGAAATGATGATGAAAATGATGCATCAAATTTAGGTACTGATAGAAACGTTGATTTTTTAAGTAATGGTTTTAAACAAAGAAGAGGAATTTCTGAAAATTATAATGCTTCAGGAGTTTCATATATGTATATGGCTTTTGCAGAAAACCCATTTGTAACTTCAGAAGGAGTGCCTGCAACGGCAAGATAATTATGTTACAAAAACTTAATTTTAAACCAGGATTTAATAAACAAATTACAGATTCTGCTGGAGAATCACAATGGGTAGATGGAGACTTTGTAAGATTTAGATATAGTCTACCTGAAAAAATAGGTGGTTGGCAACAGTTAACAACTACTAATCAAACTTTACCTGGAGCAGCCAGAGCACAACATGCTTTCACTTCTATAGAAGGTGAAAAATATGTAGCAATAGGAACATCATCAGGTTTGTTTGTTTATTATTCTGATAAACTTTATGACATTACTCCGTTAGATACAGGAATAGCCGGAGCAACTTTTACAGTTACTTCTGGATCAGCAACTGTGACTGTAAATAAAGCTTCTCACAATTTATCCAATGGTAGATATGTAACCTTTTCAAGTGTAACTATACCAACAAACTCTGGTTACTCAGTGGCTGATTTTACAGATAGTACATTTGAAGTTTTAAATGCACAACAAAATACTTTTCAAATTACAATGCCTACAAACTCAGCTGGTGCTAGTACAGCAACAGGTTCAGCACAAATTGACCCTTATGTATTTATTGGACCTACAATTCAAACTGCAGGTTTTGGTTGGGGTACATCTACATGGGCTGGTGCTTCAGGAGTTAAAAGTACATTGAATGGAGCTTTATCTGACAACACAGCAGGTACAGGTGGATCTGGAACAACTATTGCTTTAGCCTCTACTTCTGGTTTTCCAACATCTGGAGTAATTAAAGTTGATGCAGAATTTATTTCATACACAGGTGTGGCCTCAAACAATTTAACAGGTATTACAAGAGATGTTGCCGGAACCAGAGCAGCACATAGTTCAGGAGCATCAGTTGAATTTTATACTGCATGGGGACAACCTTCATTAACTTCATCTACGATTCTGGATCCAGGAAACTGGTCACTTGATAACTTTGGACAAGTATTAGTTGCAACTGTACACAATGGTAAAACATTTACTTGGAATTCAGGGGTTGGTGGAGCAAGAGATATTAGAGCAACAGTTATGGTTAATGCACCTACTGCAACAAGACTAACTCAAGTATCAGATAGAGATAGACATGTATTTCATTTTGGAACAGAAACAACTATTGGAAACACATCTACACAAGATCCAATGTTTATTAGATTTTCAAATCAAGAAGACTTTAACACATATCAACCAACAGCAATTAACACAGCAGGAACTTTTAGATTAGATAAAGGTAATTTTATTGTAGGAGCTGTTTCAGGAAAAGATTATACTTTAGTTTTAACAGATAGTTCAGCATATGTTATTCAATATGTAGGACCTCCATTTACATTTTCAGTTAGACAAGTAGGTACAAACTGTGGATTAATTTCTCAAAACGCATTAAGTTATTCCAATGGTATTGTTTTTTGGATGTCTGGTGAAGGTGGTTTTTTTATGTTTGATGGTACTGTAAAAGCTATACCTTGTTTAGTAGAAGATTTTGTATTTACTACAAAAGGAGATAATTTAGGAATTAATTATGATGCAGCAGAAGTAGTTTACGCAGAACATAATACTTTATATAACGAAATTAATTGGTTTTATCCAAAAGATAGTTCAGTGCAAAATGATAGGTGTGTAACATATAACTATGCAGAAAAACTTTGGACTACTTCTTCATTAGGGAGAAGCACTTATGTAGATCAAGGTGTTTATGATTTACCTTATGCAACAGAATATAGTACAACTGCAACTCCTTCTTTTGATATAAAAGGAATAACTAATATAAATGGAGCATCAACTTATTATGCTCATGAAGTAGGAACTGATCAGGTTAATAGCTCAGGTACAACTTCTATTGATGCATTTATTCAATCAGGAGATTTTGATATAACAGCAGGTAAAGGTATGATGGGAGGCACTACAGCTATGCCTGATTATAGAGGTGATGGTGATTTTTTTATGTCAGTTAAAAGATTTATACCTGACTTTCAAGTGTTAACAGGTAATTCAAAAATTACTTTACTATTAAATGATTATCCAAACAACACAGCTGCAGGTTCACCTCTTGGTCCCTTTACAGTGACATCATCTACGGATAAAATTGATACACGTGCTAGAGGAAGATTAGTATCTATTAAAATAGAAAATGATAGTACAGGTGAAACATGGCGTTATGGCACATTAAGACTTGACGCAAAACCAGATGGTAGAAGATAGTGGCTAAAATAACTGCATATATACCTGAACCAAAACAAGAATATGAAGTAGAGAATCAAAGACAGATAATGGAATCCTTGACAACTATGAAACAACAGCTTAATACTACCTACTTACAAGATCAAAAAGAAGATTTAGAAAGGTTCACTTGGTTTAATGGCTAACATATATACAAATGCAAAAGTAGATTTAACTACAACAAATGCTACTACATTATATACAGCACCTAGTAACTCTAGAGCTATTATAAAATCTTTATTAGTATCAAACGACGCTGGAAGTGCAGCAACATTAACCGTAACATTAACTAATGCAGCAAGTGATGTATTCAGTTTATTTAAAGTTAAATCAATAGCTTCTAATACTACTGAACAATTGTTAACAGAACCTTTGGTATTATTAGAAAATGAGATATTGAAAGTTACTGCATCTGATGCTAATGAGTTACATGTTGTGGCATCGTTACTAGAAATAAATAGAGATGATAATGGATGATGATATATTAAAAATTAATTGTACTACTATAATTACAATTAGAAATACTAAAACAGGTTATGTATATAAAGATGATCAAGAAAAAGATTCTGATATAAATAATCCTAATACAGAAACAAAAGCAGATCACGTGGTACAAGACTTAAGAGTTCAAGTATCTTCCAAAGGTTTAAATCTGTTACAGAAAGTAATGAATAAAAATAATGACAAACCAAAACCCTAGGGGTGGTACAGAACTTCAGTTTGAATATTTAAAAAAATACGTTGATTCTAAATTATTAGATCAAGTTCAAATTTGTACATCTGTTCCTGAAAAAATTGCATTACATCCTACTAAAGTAAATATACTTTGGCAAAAAAATTCATATGATCAAGCTAATTTAGCACCTTGGTTTAAAGATAAATCTAACCATAGTAAGTATGATTGGTATGTATTTAATTCTAATTGGAATTTTGAAAAATTNACGCAAACCTTTGATTTACTTAGAGAAAAATGCGTAGTAATAAAAAATGGTATAGACCAAATAGAACCAACTACAGAATATAAAAAAGGAGATCCTATTAAGATAATACACCATTCAACTCCTTGGAGAGGTTTATCTGTACTACTAGGTGCTATGCAGTTAGTTAAGAACCCTTTAATTACTTTAGATGTATATTCATCTTGTGAAATTTATGGAGAACAGTTTAAAAAATTAAATGATGAATTTTATACTGATCTATATGATCAAGCAAAAAAATTACCTAATGTAAATTACATTGGATACAAACCTAATGAATATATTAAAGAACATTTAAAAGACTATAAGATATTTGCATACCCTAGTATATGGGAAGAAACATTTTGTATATCTTTACTAGAATCAATGGCTGCTGGTNTATATTGTATTACTACTAATTATGGAGCAATCCCTGAAACCGGAGCCGAGTTTCCTATGTATGTTCCTTACTCAAATAATTATAAAAATTTAGCTAGGAAATTTGCAGCGGGTATAGAAGTTGCTGCTCAATCGCTTCAGGAATCAGGCATCAGGGATAATTTGAAAATGCAGAAAGAGTATGTTAATAGATTTTATAATTGGGAATCAAAATCAATTAGATGGACTAGATTTTTACAAGGAGCAATCAATGCAAAATAATAAACCTATTTGGTTTGATGAAATAGATTCTGGTGTTACAGAAATAAGATTAGGTCCATCAAAACCACCATATAAAATAATGGTATGTACACCCTGTCATAGTGAACTATCTATTCACTACGCTCAAGCTGTATTAAAATTTCAATTAGAATGTGTTAAAAAAAATATATTAGTTAGTTTTACTTTATTAAAATCTTCTTTAGTTACACAAGGTAGAAATTTATGTGTAGCAGAATTTTTAAATCACAAAGACCATTATGACTATTTATTATTTATTGATTCAGATATTGATTTTAAGTCAGAAACTATATTTAAAATGATTGAAGCAGACAAAGATCTTATTGCTTGTCCTTACCCTATGAAAAATTTTGACACTGAAAAAATGTGGAGAAAAATAAAAGAAACTGATTTAGTAAAAACAGAAAAAGATTTACTCCATTCTGGATATATGTTTCCAATTAAAATTAATGAAAATGAATTAACTATGGATAAGGGTGTAATAGAAGTAAGTCATGCTCCAACTGGATGTATGTTGATAAAAAGAAATGTTTTAGAAACTTTAATAAAAAAACATCCAGAATTAGAGATATATCAACCAACTATTATAAATGGAGAAGAAACTAAAAAAGAAAATTTTTATAACTTGTTTGATACATTACATGACCCTGACACAAAAAAGTATTTTGGAGAAGATTTTGGCTTTTGCCAAAGATGGACAGACGCTGGAGGTAAGGTGTTTATCTATGTAATGGACTACATCACACATGTTGGAGATCATCAATACTGTGGTAGATTTTATGACCAATTAGTTGGTGTAAAACGTGTTGACGTTGATGAAAAAATCAAATAAAGTATGGTATTTTCAGGATATCTATACCTGCCATAAACTAGTTTAATTATATATTATATGACAATATCACGTATGCAACAACCCAGACAAATGTACGGTTTAGGAAGCCTAGTTAAATCAATAGGTAAAGGTGTTAAAAGCGGTATTAAAGGCATAACCAGTACCATAAAAGAAAATCCTATGTTAGCTTTAGCAGCATTAAATTTTGCACCTATGTTAACTGGTGGCAATCCTTTTATTGGAATGGCTGGTGCAGGTAAGTTTGCAGGAACCGCAGGTAATATACCTGGTTTAAGTTTAGGTAGTAATAAACTAGCTAATACATTAAAAGTAGGAGCAATAGGCACTGTATTAGGTGGAGTGTTAGGTTCATTATCAGACGATGAA